AACCATTATCCTTAACTACATTATTAAAACATAAGCGATGATCGACTCTGTTGCTGACTTTATTAACACCTTTATTGTTGTAGCATTTGGCTTAATAGGGTGGGTTATCAAACGCATAGTTACACGCTTAGACGTTGGTGATAAACGACTTACAAATATAGAAGTAGAGTTAGCTACACAGAGAGAAAGAGACGCTGCTGTTGAAAGTAGAATAGGTAAAGTTGAAACTGCAATCAATGAGATGCACAACAAACTTGACCGCATGATGGAGATATTAATTAAGAAATGAGTCTATATAAAAACATTAATAAACGTAAGAGCTTAGGCATTAGCCGTAGCAAGAAGAAGTCAACGATCACACCAAAGGCTTACGCTAATATGAAGCGTGGCTTTCCGAAGAAGAAGAAGTAGAGATGGGTGTATCGTTATCCATAGGTAGAGGTGAGAAAAGCAAGAAGGGCGGACTCACTGCGAAGGGTAGAGCTAAGTATAATAAAGCTACTGGCTCTAAGCTACAAGCTCCTGTAACAGAAAGTAATCCAACAGGTGAGAGAAAGAAACGGCAAGAGAACTTTTGTAAAAGGTTTAAAGGTATGGAAGGACCGATGAAAGACAGCAAGGGTCGTCCTACTCGTAAGGCTTTGGCGTTGCGTAGGTGGAAGTGTTAGTAGATGGCTAGACCTTCCAGAAGACCTGTTGTTCGTCCTAATCCTTTAGCGTTTCAACAACGTACTATTGCTGCTGGTTCTTCGGCTACTGCAAAAGAGAACAAAGAGAAAGCAACAGAACTACAAACTAAAGTAACATCCTTAGAGAGCGATCCATTCTTTGTTACTATTGACGGAGGTGGACCAGTTTTAGAAGACACTGATATATTTGACGGAGGACAACCTGATGCCTAGCTTTACTAAACGTATACAATTAAGAAGAGGAACTCGTACTGAATGGACATCACAGAACCCTGTTCTTCTAGAGGGTGAGATAGCTATTGAGTTAGACTCCTACCGTAATAGAATTAAGATAGGTGACGGCACGACTGCCTGGAACTCTTTACCTTACTTCTTAGATGCTCGTGAGGAAGAGGTAGGAGATTACGATGAATTTATTGAAGGCTTGACAGGTGATCCGTGATTTACTAACAAGTGTCACAGTTAACCAATTAAGCAAAACAAGATATGAGTGTATGGTATCAAATGGGACAAAGTGTTAGAAATTTACTAATATCTCTTACTAGTACGAGTAAGGCAATTTTAGACACCGAAAGTAATATACAAGCAAGGACAGATGATGAGTTAGGAACTATGGCTTTTGCCACTGATACTAATAAATTGTATGTATTTACTGAGTCAGGTTGGGTATCTTCTTAATAGTTTTGACAATCAATAACCACTAACATAAAAATTACAAACGATGGCTAACATACTTCAACAAATAGGAACAACTGTTAAGTCGAAGTTGGACGAAAAGGTAAACAAAACGGACGCAGTTACAGACTTCTTAAAGTCTATACTCGGCTTCCCTCAAGATACCGTTGCTCCTTCAGTAGACACAGCTTCAAACATAACGGCTAGAACTAGCGACGACACAGGTACGATCATGTACGGGAGCGATTCTACAAAGCTTTACGTATTTGACGGTAGTGACTGGCAAATCTTTAACAACAGCTAATAAGATATGAGTGATATTACAGTAATAAACGACAGCGAGCAATCATCGCTAGTTACTAACGGACTCGCTAAGAATGGTGAGTTGTATTTAAAAGCGGCAGGTAGTACCGATGAAGGTGCCATTGTTGTATACGATAGCGGAGCTTGGATGACATTTGCTAATGAATACAGTTCAGGTTTTAGCAATACCTACAGCGTAGACTTTGACGGTACTAACGACTATATGGATGCTGGTAATGATAACTCATTAAGTATATCAGGAGCTTTGTCGGTTTCAGCTTGGATTTATGCTGATTCACTTAACGGGTATCCTATGTTTCTCTCTAAAAGAGCAAGTGCATCAGGACACGCTTACCAGTTTTATTCGAATGGCGGAAAGATTAACTACAATAATGGCACAATCGTTCAAAGTTCAGGTACAATTTCAACAGGTACATGGACTCATGTCGCAGTAACCTTTAACGGTGCTGGTGCTGTTGCATTTTATATAAATGGTTCTAGTGCAGGTACAGCTACAGCAGCCTCAAGTAATCCAACTAACTCAGGCAGTTTGAGTATAGGACGTGCGTACAATGGAAACTACTTTAATGGAAAAATGGATGAAGTATCTTTATTTAATTCTGTTTTATCAGCTTCTAATATATCCGATATCTACAACAGCGGAGTTCCTACTGACATATCTTCTCTAAGTCCAGTAGGATGGTGGAGAATGGGAGATGACGACGGAGGAACCGGCACTACTATAACTGACCAAGGTAGCGGTGGTAATGATGGTACACTCACTAACGGCCCAACCTTCTCTTCAAGCGTACCTTCCTAACCCTTACTACTTATGAGCGATAGACAATATGTTATAATAAACGCTGCTGATGTTTCATCCGTCAACTTTGATGATGTGCTTGAGACTTCAGGAGATACACTAAGATACAACGTAGCGGGGGATGAAACCTTTGTTAAATACGAAGGCCCTAAGCCTCGTTGCTTGTACGGTAAAGACACACTGAGTCACTCAGCTATGCTTACTGTATTAGCAGACGAGTCTTGGACTGAAACAATAGAGGAATAAGACATCATGGCTAAACTAGACTTAATTACATCATCCACCCGTCCCGCTTCACCAGCTGCTGGTAAAGCATACTTTGAGACGGACACTAATAAAGTTATCATTTGGGACGGTTCTGCTTGGACAGAAATCGTTTCAGACGGTACTGCGTAACACATTGATTTTTTATAATCACTAACTAAACACATACTAATATGCCAGATACATCATCCATATTCTATCAAATCGGTCAGTCGACTAAATCTGCTATTGCAGCAGAAGAAACAAGAGCGTTAGCCGCTGAGGCTACTCTCCAGTCGAACATCACTGCTGAAGCTTCTAGCCGTGCAAGTGCCGATTCGACCCTTCAAGCTAACATCGACAGTGAGGCTTCAAGCCGCTCGGCTGCTGACTCTACCTTACAAGGTAATATTGACAGTGAAGCAAGCAGCAGAGCATCCGCTGACTCCGCTATCCAATCCGAACTTGACGCTACTCAAAGTGGTGCTGGTCTTGGTGCTGGTGGTTCGTACTCCGCTAACTCCTCCACTAACTACATTACTTCGGTAAGTTCATTAGTTGGAGCCGACGAAGCTCTTGACGGACAAATCAAAACTAACGCTGACGCTATCGCTTCTGAAGCTAGCTCACGTGCCTCTGCTGATTCCGCTTTACAAGCTGAGATTGACGCTGAAGAAACAGCTCGTGCATCCGCCGATACAACTCTTCAAAGCAACATCACAAGTGAAGCTTCCACAAGAGCCAGTGCTGATACTACCCTCCAAAGCAACATTGATGCTGAAGAGACTGCACGTCAATCTGCTGACTCCACACTTCAAACAAACATATCTGACGAAGCAACTGCTAGAGCATCCGCTGATACAACCTTACAAGGAAATATCGACGCTGAAGAAACTGCTCGTATTGCTGCTGTTAGTGGTGAAGCTACTGCCCGTGCATCTGCTGACACTACTCTTCAGTCTAACATTACTGCTGAAGCTTCGACTGCCCGTGCTGCTGAGTCTGCTCTTGATACTGCCAAAGCTAACCTTAGTGGAGCTTCCTTCACTGGAGATGTAAGCGGAACTAATCTTGTACTTAGCGGTAACTTAACTGTTCAAGGTACAACTACCTCCATCGAAACAACCAACTCCCAAGTTACTGACGCTATCATGCTTCTTAATGACGGAGCTGCTGGTGGTGCTAACAACGGTAACGACGCTGGTTTTATCATTGAGCGTGGTTCTTCCGACGACGGAAACATCGCTGTTGTATACGACGAAGGTGAAGACAAGTTTGCTTTCTACAAAACTTCAGCCGGTGCTACTTCTACTGACATCAGTGGAGACGACGGAAGTGCTTCCTTGATTGACGTTAAAGCAAACGACGTTGTTCTTGGAGACGGTAACAACCTTGGATCATTAGCTGACTTCACAGCTGCAATGGCCTAATATTGAATTAATAACACCTAATGAGTACGAAAGAGAAAAAAGTTGATATGTCATCTATATCTTTTCGTCTCAAACGGTCACAGAAGAAGGATGTGGCTGGCATCGCTAATAAACTCGGTGTCAGCTCATCCGCTCTTTTGAACACATGGATCACTAGGATACTCAATAATATGAATGGACTAGGTGATCACAGTGAAGAAATACCGAGAGATAATTAAAAGGATAAGTTTACTCATATCATACATTAAAGGGGTGGTTCTTAGGAGCCGCCTCTTTTTGTTTACAAAGATAACAAGCTTTATTACTATAACACTATGCTCAGTCATAAAGAGGGAAGTAAACTGCACGACAAGATTGCAGACGCATATAGGAACAGTATAGATATGATGGACGAACACGGGGAGTACAACGCTGCTCTACTTAACGGTGCTCGTCAGTTCCTGAAGGATAACAATGTTACTATGGACAGTGGCTTAGGGACACCCTTACAAGCGTTAAACAGTCAGATAGACGCATTACCATTTGAAGAAGAACAACATCGAGATACCGCCCAAGCTCAAGGACTTTAGAAACTTTCTATACCTAGTTTGGAAACACCTTAATCTACCAGATCCTACACCGCTTCAATACGATATAGCGGAGTA